ACAAACAAACAAACAAACAAACAAAGGAAGTAGTTATGTTTAAGCAAGCCCCATTACCGTTTGTCGGTCAAAAACGCATGTTTTTAAATCACTTTAAGGCGATTTTAAACGAGCAGATTCCGGGCGATGGTGAGGGCTGGACGATTATTGACACGTTCGGTGGCTCAGGCTTGCTTAGTCATACTGCAAAACAACTTAAACCCCGCGCCCGTGTGATTTACAACGACTTCGATGGCTACGCTGAGCGCATTAAGCATATCGACGACATTAACCGCTTGCGTGCGCAAATTGCCGAGTTATTAGCGGGTGTTCCGCGCGAAAAAAGCGTCACCGATAAAGCACTAAAAGCGCAGATTATTGATACAATCAAAGCATTTGACGGCTACGTGGATTTAGCAAGTCTCACAAGCTGGCTGTTGTTTTCCGGTAAACAAGTTAGCACGTTTGAGGAGTTGTTTAAAATGGATTTTTGGCATCGCGTGCGCGCTTCCGATTACCCGTCTGCCGATGGCTATTTGGATGGCGTGGAGGTGGTTTCCGAGTCGTTTCACACGCTACTGCCGCGCTTCACAGCCGACCCACAGGCGGTATTTGTCCTCGACCCACCTTACCTATGCACTAAGCAAGATACTTACAAGCAGGCGCATTACTTTGATTTAATCGACTTCTTGCGGCTAATCAACATCACCCGCCCGCCGTATATCTTCTTCTCGTCAACTAAGAGCGAGTTCATTCGCTTTATTGAGTATATGCAGGAGAATAAGGTGGATAACTGGCAGGCGTTCGATAATGCTAAGCGCATAGCGATTAAAACTAATCTAAACTATCAAGGCGAGTACGAGGATAATTTGGTGTATAAATTCTGATGAATAATAGCAAGACCAAACCACTAAATTTTACGTAGCGTTATCTATAAAAAAGAGAGGATAATTTAAAACCCTCTCTTTTTTTGCAACTTCGTTTCACTATATGTAATAAGTTTAAATTTTATTTATTGCACAAAATGATGCAAATTTATCGCGCGCGGCATCATAATGTGCTAAAAAATGAAGAGGGTTGTATTATGGCTTTGGGACTTATTGTTATTTTGATCTTTTGTGGCATGCTGACGAATTTAATGTCAGCCATCTT